GTCCCACTATTTACAACTGAAACTTGGTCTGAAATCGCGGTGTTTTTGTTTCCAGTTACCGAGTATTTATAAGGATCTGTTAACACTACTTTTATAGTGAACTTCACTGAACCTCTTGGGTTTTTCGGTAATTTTAATGGACCATCAAAATATGCAAACCAATACCAGTTTTGAGATTTGAATTTAAGTTTTTTAGGTGTTAAATCTTTAATATTGAAGAACTTGACCAATGCTTCTAATATATCATCGTGTGTTTTTTCTCCACCTGGTGACAATTTTTCGTTTCGAATAATTAATGGTAAATCAAATTCGATATCATTTAAATAACGATTCTTAACAATAGATCCCGCTCTACCTTTTACGTTTTCTTTTTCAGTAACAAAATTAAAAGAGGGTATCTCGAACCCTCTTTGCACAACCAGCCATCCAATTGTTTTATTGTCTATTTGAATTGTATCTTGCATTAGATTATCGTGCCTCCTCTTCTAAATCTAACTCTTGTAGATTCGTGACGCTCTCGTTTATCGATAGAATTATTTACCTCATCTTCAAACACATACTTATTAATAACTGGTTCGTAATCCTTATCTGCAATAACTTGATTAGACTCAACCAAACTAACCAAACAATTAATAACCGCATCCAGTTTATTCTCCAATGTATGAATATAGTTTGTATCACTATTACTTATACTTGGATTTGGTAAGTTGTTTGGTCGCTTATTTTTAGAGCGGTTATCAATATCGTTAGCAGCTAAAGCTAATAATTTGTGTGCTTCGTTCGCTCTACTTGGATCAGTAGGTATTATCCACTCTGGATATCCTTCTTCCCCTAAGTGATACAATCCGTTATAGACTTTGCCACCAGTAGCATATGCGTAATCACCAGCGCGTTTGAACGCAGCTCTCCATGAGCCTGTTCTTGGTACCCATTTACCCACAATATATCTCATAGCCGATATAGCTTGATGAGTTGGGTTGAGAGGATTATTGTAACCCGACTTTGCGTACGCTCTAAATGAAGGATCTATCATTTGGAACATACCTCTTGAAGGTATACCAGCTCTTGCGTTGCTATCCCAATTATTGACTGCATTAGCTGTATAATTGGATTCACGACTCGCAACACGCATCATCTCGTTAGTAATCCAACTCGCCTTATACCTTCCTCCTAAAATATTTTGAGCAGCCTTAATAGCTCGTCTAGCATTAGCTGCACCATTACCACCGGGTGTACTTTTGCCGCCCCCATTATTCTTTCTTAACCACGGTAACGGGTCTCTATGTCTTCCATTCCAACGCATCTCATAATGTAAGTGAGGTCCTGTACTAAACCCCGTATTCCCCGATATACCAACAGTCTGTCCGACCCTAACTTGTTGACCAGTTTTAACTTTATATTTAGATAAATGTGCATAAATAACTTCTAAGGCGCCCTTTACAATTTTCACCCATTTTCCATAACCACCATTATGAAAAGGCATAACTTGTGCTCTACCATTAATGGTTGATGGAACAGGTTCGTAAATGTAATCAAAATCCAGACCTTCATGGAATGGGCGTCCGGTTTCTCGTGTATAAGCAGCAGTGTGACCGTATAAGTAACGTAATTTACTCATATCTAATACACCGCCATCACCCGACTCTGCGAAAGCATCCTCAAGCCACTTGATTGCACTTTTCTTAATCTTAGACCATGCAGCTTTTGTTATATCGCCAGCAATACCCATACCTTTAGTTAGAGAACTGAAATCAACTCCAAACGCTTGAAGTACATAATTTAAAAGTTTGCCTGGATTATCGATAAAGTCCATGACATCACCAACTTTATCGCCAAGCCACTTTGTACCTTTACCTATTTGATCTTTTGTCCAGTTAAATGCCGATGATGCACTAGATTTAATATCTTTCCACATAGTAGTACCGAAATGAAATCTCGGAAGCGTTCCGTTTAACATTGAATAAGTTTGTGCACCGTTGTATACTTTTGAGCCTTTAGGTAAATAAGCAGTAGTGTCTGTATTAGGTGTGATTACACGTTTACCATTAGGGAATTCAATCATTTCATTTCTAAAACCATTTGGACCATTTCCACGTCCTTTATCCCCAACTGTAGCGAATGTATCACGTGCAATCTTACCGTTCTTAACTAATCTTGTAGTAGTATGTGTGTGCTCTGTACCAGTGTGTAACCTAGGTATTTCATCCATACCTAACTTACCACCGACCCAGTTTAAGCCTTCAATTAATTTATTAAGTCCTTTTTTAATAGCATCTACCATACCGCCGATATGATCTTTAATTTTACCAATGATAGATTTTAAACCGTCACGCATGTTTCCGAAGATATTACGTACTTTATCCCACAAACGACCAGCTATACCTACCGTGTTATCTTTAATAGAGTTCCAGATGTTTGACATCCAATTTCTTAATTTAGTAAATATATCTTTCGTCGCATTCCATAAACTTGTGAATTTAGACCTTACACCCGTAAATAACGAATGAGCCTTGCCGACGGTATTGCTTTTGATATTATTCCACGTACTAGATAACCAGTTTTTCATATTAGTGAAAATAGATTTAACACTATTGTATAAGAAACCAAAAATACTTTTCGTTGCATTCCAAATTGCAGATAATGATTTTGTGAAAATACCTTTGATAACACCCCAGATACCGGATATTAAACCTTTAAGCAATCCACCAAAGTATCTAACAACACCTAGAATCTTACCTACAAACCACAGTTGTATTAAATTCCAAATTAACTGCACAGTACCTTTCAGTATCATTACAATGCCGTCCCAAACACCTCGCCAGTTTCCTGTGAAAAGACTAGAGAACACTTTGATAATACCCAAAATAATATTAATAGCCCCTTGTATTACACCTTTGATATTTTCCCAAGTGCTGACAATCAAAGCTTTAACCGCCGGCCAAATAAATTGCATCACTTGCCAAATCGCAAACATGATTGGTTTAATAATAAAGTTAAAAATAAATTCAAAGGTTGCTTTAATGAAACCAGCTATATTTTGCAAAGCTTGTGTTATTTCTGAGCCGTTCTCTTTCCAGAAAGAGACTAATTGAGCGCCTATCTCTTTGGCGAAACCAACGATTGCATCAACTACTTTAAAGAAAGTTGTTCTAATCGTATTAACTACATTTTGTATTCCTGCTACAGTTTCGGGTGGAAATATCTTCTCTAGGGTAACCGCGCCTTTACTATCACCTTTGAATAAATCAAAGAAACCTTGTAACGCTAGTTTAGCTGCTTTAAATGCGTTTGCTACACCAGAGATTGCCTGATTTACAATATTTCTAAAAGTTTCTGAACGTTTATAAGCTTGATAGAAAGCTATGCCAATACCAACTAATGCACCTACAATTAATGTTATAGGCAACGTTAAACTTGATATCGACACACCTAAAATCGGAAATAGTTTAACAAGTGATGCGATTTTAGTTCTTAAAAACGCGAATAAACCACTAGCTTTATTAACGTTTATTAACAAGGGTCCTAAAACTGTCATTGCATTCCCCATCACGCTGATAAATAAACCGAACATAAAAACTAAAGGACCTAAAACTGCTACAAATAATCCAAACCCAACAACCGCTAATTGAATTGACGTTGGTAATTTAGTAACCCATGTCACTACTTTGCTAAAAGCACTTACTATAATCTTTAGTGCTGGTTCTATTCTGTCATAAATCGTTAAGGCTAGTTCTTCTAATTGCGACCTTAAAGTTCTTAATTTCCCACCTAAACCAGATTCCATTGTATCGGCCATTCTTTTAGATGCGCCGGTAGATGAATCTATAGATTTGGTTAACTTTTGATAGTCTTCATCAGAAGCATTTATAATCGCTAATGCTCCTGACATCGCTTCTTTACCAAATATTGTAGCTGCAGAACTAGCTTGTTGGTCTTTTGAAAGATGTTTAAATTTTTCCCTCAGTTGGTCTAAAAGCTTTCGCATAGGAATCATTTTCCCATTACTATCTGTAATAGATATTCCTAAGCGTTCCATTTCATTCCCCATAGCTCTAGTTGGACTTGAAAGATTGGTGAACATTGTTCGTAACGCTGTACCTGCTTTTTCACCTTTGATACCAGCATTACTCATTAAACCTATCGCAATAGATGTATCTTCAATCGTGTAACCTAACGCACCTGCTACAGGAGCGACATATTTAAAAGCTTCTCCGAGTCCTCTGACATCCGTATTTGCCTTCGAGCTAGTTTGTGCTAAAACGTCCGCTAAATGACCACTATCCTTTGCTTTTAAACCAAATGCCGTTAGTCCATCTGTAACAATGTCACTTACTGCCCCCAGTTCTTCGCCAGATGCTGCCGCTAAATCCATAACTCCGCTTAAACCTTCCATCATTTGCTTAGAATCCCAACCAGCAAGTGCCATGTAATTTAATGCTTCAGCCGAATCTGATGCACTAAATTTTGTTGTTGCACCCATTTCGCGAGCCTTTTTCTTCAAAGCTTCAAACTCTTCCCCAGTAGCACCTGAAGTTGCTTTAACTTTTCTCATACTGTCATCGAATTCAATACCTTTTTTAGCTGCTACAGCAAACCCAGCAACCACCGGCGCAGTTACATACATAGTCATGTTACGGCCTACATTTTTCATACTGTTACCAATTTCTTGAAGTTTAGGACCAAAATTATTAAAGTTGGTACCAAGTTTTCCCATTGCAGTATTTAATGCTTTCTGCTCTCTTTGCATGTCTTTTAATTCTTGTGTGGCTTGGTTTAACTCTCGCTCATATTGGTTTAATTTAGCGTAAGCTTCATTGTATTTAGCAGCCGCAGCTTGTGTCTTTGCACTGTTTTCACCAGTTTCTTTACTAAGTTTGTCATAACTATCTTTCAGCTCTTTAGTAATCTGGGCTTGAACTTTTTGTTTTTTACTCAAACCTTCGACTTTTATCTTCGACTTTTCTAATGAATTATCATATCTAGAAAATTGTGATAAATTAGCCGAAAGCTCACGCGAAACCATTTTCATTTGCCTATTTAAACCTGTCACACCTCTATTGAATCCAGAACCATCTAAATCAACCTTTATGACCATATTACCTATAGGATTAGGCATTTAAAAACCTCCTTTCTTCCAAGATGTAAATAAAAAATCAACCTTTAAAGGCTGATTAAAAAATATCTTTAAAACTTTTCGCAGTTCGCTTTGTTTCAATCTTCGATTCGACAATGTCTAAAAAGAAGTGTATCGGCATGTTAGCCACTTTTTCTGCATCCATGCCCTTTTCTATCAAATCTTTAGCTATTTTCCTGTAATTGTTGTAGACAGCTTCAGGTGTTAAATCTTCTTTTCTTATTTCTGATTCTCTGTCACGAACTTTTTTGTATCGCTAGGTTCCCCACCTGTAATTCGTCCAATTAACTGTCCAATCTTTTCAATACCTTCTTGACCATTTGGTAATCCTTTTTGAAGTTCTATACTGGTAAATTGATTATCAAAAGCTTCAACGATGAAATCCAAAACTTCTTCTAATACTTCCATTTGTACAGCCATGTTGTTTTCGTATTCTTCTTGCTTGTTTTTGTATTCTTCCTGTTCTGTCACACTTAAGTTATTAAATTCTTCTTCTGTTAGATCTTTAAAATCAGCCCCCTTAAAGGCTTTGTTAAGTTTCAAACCTAATTTTGAACCTTGAATTGTTTCAAACAAAGTAATAATCGGCTTCGCTAAATACTTTTGATATTGCGGCTTTCCTGTTTTTGTAAATCCTGTAATTAATTCAATTGATGTACGTTCCATTATTAAATTCCTACTTTCTTTTTAATTTGGCCAAAATAAAAAGAGGGCATTAAGCCCTCAAAACTTACATTTCTAAATTAGATTGTACTGTAATTTGCACAGTATCAGTTTGCTTTCCTGCAGTCGCTGTAACGGTCGCATTACCTTCCGCCAAACCTTTAACGAGGCCAGTTGATGTTACGCTAGCATACGTTTGCCCCTCAGTCACTGCATAAGTTACTTTCTGTCCAGATGGTTCGGTTGTGGCTGATAGTTGTTTAGTAGCATCAACTTTAACTGTAACTTGTTCATCAGTGACGTTTACAGAAGTGACTTCAACTTTTTCTGTTTTTTTCATTTCTTTTTCTACAGGTTCCATATTTTGTTCTCCTCGACTAGACATGAATTCATCATAAGTTTTACCAAATGTTTCCATGAATACATAATCGCGCCCTGTAGTGCTTCCTTTTTTATCATAGCCAGTAACATGCGAGCTCTCATCAAACAAACGATCAATAAAATTGCCTTCTACGTCGTCATTCTGGAATTCAACTTTATCTTGTTTTGTTTGCCCTTTGATGCTTGAACGAGTGAATTTACCTTTGAACAAGCCAACCCATTCTGAAGACTCATCATGATTACGTCTTTCAAATACAATCGCTACATCTGGCGGGATATCCTTAGCTCCATATTTATAACCACCTACACCTTTTTTAGCGCCATTCAAGAACGCCTTATCGTCAGCAGGAACAGTAACAAATGTTGTCTTAACACTTAGTTTACCATTAGATACAGCAGTTGCTGCGACCATATCATCCCCATAATCTTCCTCGGTATCTTGTGGACGGTCTACTTCAATTTCTTTTAAGAAACGAATACGTGTGCCAGCTCCAGTTTCCCATTCATTTTCTGTATCTTTTAAAATAGGTGCATAATAAAAGTTTGATACCCCAATTGCGATACCCGAAACTCCTGTATCTGCAAAATGTTGTAAGTTTAATTTTAAAAATCTTGGTGCTTGTTTCAATTTTTCAATCATTTAATTTTCCTCCAATTTCATTGATAAAATCGAGCCTTTTGCTCTTATAATATGTCTGAATGACATGACGTCACTCTCGTATAACGGTTCTCTGTAATAACATTGAAAATTTATCACTTTGAGTAACTCAACAATTTTTTCTGCTTGCTCGTTCGGTTCATCTTGAGACCACCAAACATCAATTTGGTAATGGTATTCTCTTGAAATCTCGTTATCATCAGCGTATGTGTCAGGATTGAACGGTAAGGGATATATACGAATAATAGGCTTGTCAGTTTTTTCGTGAAAATGGTCATCTATAGTGTAGTTAAACACATTCACTTCATCTGTAATGTTATTTGCAATAATAGCGTTTCTAATTAATTCGGTAACATTAATCATTTTTGCAACCTCTTAGCAGTATCAAGCATTGTTTTTAAAACTTTGTTTTTCCCTTGCTTTTCTGTTTTTGTTATAAACAATTGTGGTTTTTGGTACATTGTTCCAAATTCTGTTGCATGAATACGATGTGAGACGCCTTTAGCGTAACCAATTGTAACAATTTTCTCACTTGTGTGTCTGTCTGTTTTCACATTAGAAACAGCTATGTGATCGCGAGCATGCTTTTTAGTATTCGCAAAAGGTGTATTACTTTTTAAAAGCGGGACTAATGACATAGCCCCAGCTTTGACAATTACATTACTATTTAAATTCATTTTTAAAACTGCATTTTTCAAACCTTGTTCGATGTTATTACTTTCAATTCTTGCCCCCATTAAATGACCACCTCGCCATAGATACGCAAATAAGATTTATCTTGATAATCTGGCTTTACATATTTGATGTTAAATCTTTGCCCTTCATGCAAGACGTAATGCTTATTTGTTGGTTTATAATCACCTCGTGTATCTCTGATAATAATAGTTTTAATGAATTTGCTACCTGTATTGAGATTCGTTTGAGTGTCGGATTCTTTAGATTCTTGAATGCAAGCGAAACAAGAGTATAATATTTTCGTCTTCGGTTTCATCGGATTTCCGTTCACTCTCTCGCTTACATCTTCACAAAAATCTATACGTTCATTTAATTTATTGGAATTAAATTTCATCATTTTCACTCTCCAAAAATCGCTCAAATGAACCTCTCAATTTATGCACCGTACTTAAAACCATATGTGGCGCAAGCGATAAATCCCTATCCAAATAAGCAATACGGTTTTCAAAATAGTAACTTGCTAAAGGGTATATAGCACGAGCAAATAGAGGATGACTTTTAAACCAATCAATATATTTACTTGGTTCATCCGTAACAGCGCTAGCTATTTCATGGAATGCCCAAGAGTAATATATTTCTAATAAGTCGTCCTCTGAATTGTGATCTATTTTGCAATGCTTTTTAATAACTTAAGTTCCTCAGCTGTTAATTGCATTCAATCACCTATTCTTCTTTTACTCTTTCAAGTATTACTCCATGCTCTTTCAGCTTTTTGTTAACATATTCAGCACGTTTTACTGTCATTTCAACACGTTTACCTGACTTTAAATACTGGCCTTTTTCCAAGTCAGTATAAGATTTCTTCACTTCATACATTGCCATAGTTTATCACCTCTTTATAAAGTATCGAGCGCTTATTATGCTTCTAAGCCAAGATCGCCTTCACCGCGTTCACTATCATCATATTCAATCACAATTGCTGATTTATAATCTAGAATTCTACAGTCTTGACGTACAGCAATCATTAAACATTCTCCGAAATGCATGTAGTCAGTCCATGATGCTTGGTATTGAGAGCGGTCAAATAAAACAATCGCATCTTTTAAGTTACCGATAATCAAAGTGTTATTACCTTTTTGCCCTAGTACTTCATCAGGTAAAATTTCGATTTTAGCTCCTAATAAACGCTGTTGCGTTTTTTCTTTAACATCTGGCTGGATTAAATAGTTTCCTAGCTTATCTTTCATTTTGTCTAATTTTGCAAACATAGTTTGCGAAACAATCGCAACATTATGTTCGTAATTTGGCTTAACATTCAGGTTAATAGCATCTTTAATATCATCTAAAGATTTTGCTTTTTTAACTTCTAATTTCTTGCCTTCTTTTTCAAAACCTGAACTTGTAGAACCCGTTGATCCTTTAGTGATAACATCAATAATTGCTTTGTTTCGTGTTGCTGCAATAGTTCGCGCCATCCATAGTTTCAATTCTTGCAAAACATTCACTTTTGCATCTTCGATTGCTTCACGTGAAATTCGGAAGTAACCACGGTGTGTATTAATATCATATGCTAATTGGAAGAATGGTTTAACTGCTAATTCAGGGTTTTCTTCTAATTCTTCAACTTTTTCAAGGGCTGCAACTTCTGATTGTCGTACTACCGGATATTTACCAGAACCATTTGTAACACGTTTGACCGTCACATACTTATCAAGATTAAACTCAACCTCTTTTAATTTTAAAATATCTGTAACAATTTCCTCTGGAATAACTACAAATCCTGAGTCTGTTTTTAACGAACCACCTTGAATATCATTGCGTGTTTCAAGATATTCAGTAAAATCTCTAACTTCTTGTGATGTTACCTTTGTGTTTTGAATCGAAATACCTAAATCATTAATGTTTGCTTGGTTTCGATAAGTACGTGCTTCGTTTACTTCCACTGATTGTTGATTGTTTTCTGAAGTTCCATCTTTTTCTTTTAGCTTATCTAATTCTTCTTGTTTTTCTTGGATTTGAGAACGTAAATCAGTAATTTCTTGTTCTAATTTTTCTGCTTTTTCTAACTCATCGTTATTAAGTGCTCTCGTTGCATACTTCACCTTTAAATCAATTTGTCTTTTAATGTCTGAAATCTCAGATTGTAACTCTTCTTTTGTTTTCATTTAATTTCCTCCTAAAATTGGCATAAAAAAATAGACATCGCTATATTCAGCATGTCCAATGGCTGTATTTGATAATGGTGTTCAACTTCACCAAATATTATTTAATATAGAGTGTTTCTTTAGTCTTATTTCTAATTCTTTTTTACGTTGTTCTTTTTTAACGGTTTCAATACTACGTAATGCTGGTTTAACATCAGTGTCTTTGTAAGCCGGATAAGTCACTACAGAAACATCTGTAAGTTCACGAATTGCTGTTAAAGTACGTTTGTAAATGTTTTCTTGTTCATCAAAACGCACTTCATCGCCTTTATCGTCAAGCATAAAACCAAACGAACATTGATTGATGTTGCCTACACGCATGTTCTCATATAAATCACGTGCAAATGTTGTGTTTGGTAACTTACAACGATATTTAAGTCCAACATCATCAGTTTCGAGCTCCAAAGTACCCGATTTTGTCCTACCAATTATTTGCGATGGGATATGATCTACTAAACAACGCACATCAGATAAATCAGTGTTTTCTAAAGCGCGACGTGAAATCGTTTCTTTGAATCCACCAAGATTTTCAGACCAAGTGTCAAACTTTAACGCATACCCCTCTATGACCATTTCGTTGTTATCATTTGAGCGTACCTCAATAATGTTGCCAACTCTCGTTTCCTTACTCATTTTCCTCACCACCTTTCAATTTTTTATCAGTAGCTCTCGATTTATTCATCTGATACTCATCTACAAGTTCAATATTTACATGGTTTAAATCGACTCTGTGAATGCTACCATTACCGCCTGGTATTGGCGCTAATCCATCACGTTGTCTAATTTCATCGATATTCATCTTTCCAGAATCAATGTTAATTTTGTCAATTTCAGCTTGTGTTTTTTCATCAACAACTCGTATTTCAGTGGTATCAAATTTAAATTCACGATTCACATATTCATCATTAAACTTAAAATTCAATTCTGCACAAACGCATGTAATATAAGGTTTTAAAGTTGATAAGTAATCTAAATTAGCATCCGTGATACTCATGTTCGCTGTTTCTATGCCGAACTTATGCAATGGAATACCAAATACACCTGCTATTTCTCTTGTTGATGATTTGTTTTCTCTGATAAGCTTTAAAACTTCTGTATCAACTTCTAATTGATCAAACGTCATTGATTCATCGAGTACGACAACTTTCCCAGCTTGTTTAGTTCCACTAAAACTTTTGTGAAATTCTTCTCTGGCACGGTCTCTTGCTTTTTTATTATCTAATACACCTTTCATTTTCAAAATACCACCAGCATGTGTGCCATTTCGCAAGAAATTATTAAGGAAATCTTTTCCATTGTTATCTGATTCTATCGTGCGACTTAATGTGTCTAACAGTGACAAACCATTTATACCATCCAACGAATAAAATTTGATGTCTAGCATATCCTCAAACTTAACATTACGTTCTATATTATTTCCGTTACTGTCTATCCTTTGATGAAAATAATACAGTCGACCTCTTGCGTCTGATTTCAATTCTATTTCGGATGTCTTTCTGAACGTTAAATTCATAGGTTCTCCTGTTTTATCACGTGTAATTTCAATATAGCCGTGCGATGTTAGTAAGGCACTAACAAACACTACTAATTTGAATATATAGCCGTTATACATTGGGTTAGGACGTGTATTTAACAAATTAACAATCCTGTCACTATAATTAATTTGGCCGTTCACTGTCACCCTAATTGGCATGCGCGCCAAATCAGAAGCAATCATCATAACTGCAGTAAAGATGTCGCTATGCCTAATTGCTTCTATATCTTTATATTGTCGTAATTTTGTTCCTTGAAAACCTGGCAAAGTTTGAACCATCATTTGCAAATCATCTTCGTTGTATTGCAAGTCTCGTTTTTCATTTTTATAAAAAATCCCCACAACTACTAACTCCTTTCTTGATTGCTTTCGTGATTTAAAATCAACGAAATAACAATCAGTGTTATACCAATGCATAAAAGTCCTATATTTTGACCGAATGCTTTATACACAGAAACATTAACCACAAACAAACCTAATAAAAAAAGGATGCTAACCAAATTAGCAACCAAGAAATTAAAAAAGACATTTATTTTATTCAAGTCCATTTTGTCACCACCTTTAAAATCCGAATTCTTCGCTTTCATATTTCTCCGTCCAATTTTCTTGGAATTCGTGCATTCTAGCTTCAGTGAAAGCTGTGATAATCGAAATAATCGGATCTATTTTTTGACGATTCATTTTTTTATTTATTTTCACATTGTCTTCTCCGTCACGAATCAAAACGGCATTATTAACTGATGTTGTAAGTAACATATTATCGTTATGCTGTATTCTTTCATCTGCAACCCACATTCTAAATTCTTTAATAGATTGTGATAACGCCTTAAAACTTTGTCCCAATTCAATGAGTGGCCAATCTAAAGCCATTGATTCGATTGTTGTTATAAAACTTTGCGCATTCCAAGGGTCATAGCAAACAGCCTGTACATTCAGGTCATGCGTCGTTATAAATTTCACTATAAAATCGATAACTTGTTTATAATCAATCATGCCGCTATCTGATTGTGTAGTCTCAGCTTCTCCACGTTCAATCGCTAATTCATAATTTATTTTGTCTCTCTTAGATTTTTGTTCTAAGTTTGTTCTTAATCCAATGAAAGAATGACTATGTAAAAACACTTTTTTATCGTCGTTAGGGAAAATAAACCCTACAGATGTTAAGTCATCCAATCTCGATAAGTCGACACCTATATACACATCTTTACCATTGATATTAGGCATAGGCGTTATTACTTGTTCCCAATCTGAAATATCTAGCAAGCTATCTTCTCTTTGCGCTTGCCATAAATTGAAGTTTTTAATCAAAATCTTATGATACGATGTCCCTTTTTCTAATTCGTCTTGTATATCAGCTTTTACATTTTGAAGTATAGTTTTTCTATGTTCTTTTGATTCTAAAAGCGGCATTGCTTTAATCCACTTTGTTTCATCTTGAACTTCTTCTTGTGAATCCATTTCAGCACAATATACAAAGTAATTATCAGCTCTTACTTCTTCATTTAAAATACGTTTAATATACTTATACTCTTGGTACATTTGACTATTTAAATTGTCTCCGGCCGTTGAAACAAGTAGGGTTAAAGGATTTTTTTGTAATGTCATACCTGTTTTAAACCTTGAGTACATCTCATCATCAGGCATACTTGCCAATTCGTCCAAAATAGCAACTGTAGGATCTTTACCATCAACCGCATCTGGGTTATTGGAAAGAGGTGCAAACACTGAACTACTTAATACATCTTCAATGTCTGTCTTTCTTACGTCTGTTTTTTCACGGATAAACTTGCTTTTACTTCGCATTAGGTTTACTTGTTGGCTTGCCATCTTGAATATTGTTTGCGCTTGCTTATAAGTAGATGAAGCTACATAAATTTGTCTATTAAATTTAGGGTATTGTCCAAACAACAGTTCGTTAACGGACATTCCGGATACGATTAGAGACTTACCTTGTTTTCTAGCCATACTTATATAAGCTTTAGTAAACATTCTGTATTGACCTCTACGCCAGCCGTATAAGCTCCCAACAATGAATTTCTGAAACTCCATAAGAGGCATGGGCTGGTTTGTTTTAGGGTCTGGAAGCATTTCCACAAATTTAATTGCTTTGTTAGACAAATGATTATCCCAATGGCAACCATTCGGCGGGTTCTCCATAAAAGATAGGTGACGTTTACATACTTGAATATTCTTCAAACTTGCCAAAATTTCTCCTGAAACTACCTTTTTTGCGTATTTAGTAACATAATCAGTCATTACTAATCACTCACAAATTCCATATATGGATCATCATCTTCTTTTTCATCAGGAACCATAATACGCAATCGGCTATCAATAGTTAATCCTAAAGTATTAGCTGTTTGTTGCAATCGAATACCCGCTTTTTCCTTTATGTTGAACGCCGGATTAACCTTTTGATTTCCTTTGTCGTCTTCTAAAATCAAGTCTTCGCGCTCTAAAATCAAACTTGCTTTAACAAAGTCACTATAAAAACTACAATATTGTGCTAATTGTGCTTTATCTAAGTTGGAAATTGGCAATTCTTGCATGTGCGGTAATATTCTTAAGTATTCTTGTTTCGCTATTTCATCTAAAAAGTGCGGTGGTTCAGTATCGATTTTAGAAAATTTATTTAATTGAGCTTCTTGACGCTCTTTTTCAATAATTTCTTCTTTTGTATAATTCTTGTTCGAATTTGACAAAAGCTTCTTAGGTCTACCCGCCATAAATTAGCACCTCCTACTAAAAAAACTTAAATAAAGGGAATTTTTTGAGAAGAAAACTCTGCTCCGTTCTCCAGAACCTTTCATTGACGCCCGTTTCATCTTTGGGGGGACTTCCTATTTTTATCTTTTTTAATATTTCTTCAAATCTTCTTTTGTCTTTTGGTTATGGCAAGCATCACACAAAGGCTGTAAATTACTTTTGTCTAATCTTCTTGCCCAATCAATTTTTGTTGGTACAATATGGTCAACCATAGTCGCTTGATTGCCACAAGAAACACAAATAAAATCATGTTCTAACAATACAATTCGACGCATGTTTTGCCACGTTTTCGATTTATAAAATCTTAAATACTCTGGATCGTTTCGACGTCTCAAATCATTGTAATTTTCATTTGCATATTGCTTGTGTTTATCACAATAACTTTCATTATGATTAATCAATACATTACATGTTGGATGACCACATCGCTTCATAATAGACAATGCCATCACTCCTTGTCGACTTTCTTAACATCTTGCACAGTTACTTGTCTATCATCTTTATCATTGCTAATTAACAATAAGTTTCCTATCGATCCATCAACAAGATACTTACTACCTTGAAACAATACTTTGTCTCCTTGTTTTATACCATTGTCTAAATTGATAGTCTGATTAGGTTTATTCATCAAGATAGTGTTAACACTATGACCAGCTATCTCATCCAAGTTAATACCTAACACGTTAGTAAGATTAGCTATATTCCACAATGCTTCGCTAAGTTCATTTATCATAATTCCTTTATCTATCGGTACATTACAAAACATATGCTGTTTAATTAGATCTGTAACATTGCCTGTAGATTGAGTTAAACCTAAGCCGTAACAAGTAATAGATTCATTTAAATTCAATTCATCATTGTGTGTACGTGTAGCTATCTCTTGGTACTTTGATATCTCCATTCTCCACCTCTTGTTTATAAAAATAAAAACCCTCACTTAATGTGAGAGTTCAAAAGAAATATAAATGTTTTGCTACACAGCAATTATAATAAAAAACAATATGTAGCATCAAAATTAGTCCGAACTGTACGATGTGTCCGAACTGTACGATGTGTCCGAACTGTCGGTTTCTTGTTGCAAGTTATAAAGTATATTTACTATATCTTTTACTCTAGAATAAAAATTGTCTCTGCCTATATCAAGAATGCTCATGATCCTATTATGGCTTTCTCGTTGTTTTAACATTTGTAAAATATGATAATCTTTTTCATTCGTGATGTATTCTTCATATTCATCAATGAACGCTATCTTCTTAATCAAGTAATCGTACTTTCTAAGCGCTTTGTTTTTGTTTATAACTTTCACTAACACTTTATTGCTAGTCGTGCCTTTAGCTTTTGGCATCGCAGATTGATAACCATATTGTGCAATTGATGTACTTTCGTTATCGTAGACTTTACTGTCTATTATGTTCTTCATCCACTTGTAGTTATCTATCATTTCACGTATTTCTTTCCTGTTATACATGCAATACCTCCGATAATATAAATTACTTTTTAATATCGTTATTTATTCGCTTCAATTCAATCCTGTATTCTTCTAACCCGTTGTATCCTTTAGTTTTAACTACTTCATCAAGTAGATAATCATTCATATATCTGAGTGCTTGTATCTCTCTTGCACGATCACTATTAATACTGATACAAACTAATAGCAATATAGCAAATACAATAGTCATAGTAATCCACATCACTCACTTACCTCCGCTCGAAAGACGTAATCACTCGGCACCTCTACATCATCATTAGCCGTCATCATAATATATACTTGCTCCGTTACATACTTACCTAGCTCATACATTGCTAGTAAGAATATTAGTCTTAATATTTGTTTAATCATCATTGTCATCTCCTGTATCAATCAAAAAAAGTACCTGTCTCAACATACTCTTTAACTGTTGTTCATTTAGACTGGCTAACATAGGGCTGTAAAATTCACTATCTTCATCTTTAACAGTTTTAATAAAACAGCCTTCAATCTCAGCTTTTTCTTCTGGCGTTCCATTTTTATACGTCTTAAATACCTCGGTGTGCTTTTCTGGTAATTTCATTTTAGGTGTATTAAACATTATTATCTCCCCTCTTTAATGATTTTATTTCTTTTCGAACAAAGAACCTAATACTTCTTCACTAGGTCTTTCGAATAAGGTCACTTTAGAATTATTAGTGTAGTAAACAATAGGTGTATTTTGTGACTCATATTTCTCTTTCGCTTCTTCTTTACTCTCTGCCTCAACAACTGTAAACCTTTGATTGCTTTTAGCTCGAGTTATGTGTGTATGCTTGCGTCCTGTTGAATCTTTGAATGTTGTGACTAAGTATTGCGTCACTTCCCCAAAACCTCCTTGACTCGATCTAAGATGTCTTTACACTCCGCTACTTCCGAAGCCTTTTGCTCCACGTTCTGAAACACTCTCGAATTCCTCCACTTGCTTTAGTTCAGGTGTCCATATAGGCACGATAACCAATTGAGCTAGTTTGTCGCCTTTATATATTTCGTAATAATCATTTATAGTAAAAGGTTTTTTCTTAGCATTATTTACAAAAGAATTTTCCATTTCTCCTTGTATATCAAAACACTGTTCGTTAGTTGTTAAATATACTTGTGCATCATTCTTGATATTAATCCCCAAATTACCATGATATCCCGCGTCTATCTTGCCTGTTTCAATCACTAAATGCGTTTTACTACTTACACCACTACGGCTAGTTAATAGTCCGACATAGCCCTCTGGTATGCTTACAGCTACATCTGTTTTGATCACTGCCTTTTCTTGTGGCTCAAGTACGACAGTTTCAGCTGAGAATATGTCATAACCTGCATCCGTCTTATGATTTCGTTCGGGCATTCTAGCATTTTCTGATAATAGTTTTACTTGTAATGTGTTAGTCATTTTCCTGCTCCTCCTCATATTTATAGACCACTTGCCCCGTCATAATCCCTACTGCTTCATCAAGACCAATATCTTCTTTGAGTGCATCTTGCATAGCATTAGGTAAACCCTCAAGTATTTCATCAAACGCTTGTGCTTTCTTATACACGTCCTCAATCTCTTTTAGTAATCCCTCTGTGTCATTGCCGTTATACGCACTAGCACTTATAACGGATTGTTCTATTTGTTCACGGTTATTCATTTGTGTCTTCCTCCATTTGCCCTAAAAATTCGTAGAACTCATTTGTTCCGTCTAGTTCTTCCATTCGCGACATTATAATATCTGCAGTGCTTTTACCTCCTATATAGAGAGCTCCTATCCTGTTCGCTTTGCTCTCAGGGTGTAGTTCTCTAAATTTAAAACAGTAATGTTCGTATCTTCCAAGCAATTCATTTTTGACTGTGCGCCACATGTTCTCCAGCTCTTCGTTACGCTCTCTTAACTTAGCTATATCCCCAATAAGCTCGTCACGTTGCTTCTTGTACTCATCACGTTGTTTTCTCATCTTCTTCAACCTAGCTTCCATTACGCCTATTTGGAATCCTGTTTCATAGTTCACTTTCATAACCTCCTCTAAAATAAAGTTAGTTGCTTCTGTTCCTCATATTCCAAATCCTGTTGCTTTATATATGTTTCAAGCTCTTCAGCTGTATCAAATGTCTTTTTCACGCCTTGCCAACCTGGTACGATATGCCCATGAAAGTAATAAGTGCCATTTGCTACATGGATATGTGCCACTCGTTCGTTATCCTGATACAGATATCTCTTAGATCCGAAAAATTGGTTTAAGTATTCTTTGCGTGCGCTATCGGTTTTAGGCATTTATACTTCCTGCCATTTCTTAAACATTTGGTTATAAGTAGTATCAAACCAGTACGGATCACGTGAATGTTTTTGAGGCACATTAAATAAATGTGGCTTCTTTCTTCTTAGCTCTGCCTCTTTCTTTCGCTGTCTTTCCAATTTACGTTCGAGTCTAGCTTGTTCCAGTCTTTCTATTGTTTCCTTTTCTCTGTACTCGCTTAAACGCATGCCTTCTGGTGCGTCCATTGCTTCATGTAGTTCCCAACCGTCCTTTACTCTTTTAGAAACCATTCCGGGTGTTATACCGTGACTTTCAATTAATTCCATTTCAAATTTACTGAACCTATAAGGTTTATCGTGTATCCTTACAATTCTTGCTGTTTTCGCCATTTATTCCACCTCTACATTTACATTTCTAATTTTTAAATTGTCATACTCTAGTATTTCGTTAGGATTGTTATATAAGTAATCTGCCAGCGTTTCTTTTTCTTTATCCACATCACCAAAATGCTTATATTCAACTTCTGTAGGTATTCTTATATCAATCGTTGCGTTTATATATGCTTGTTGTTGCATTAGATCACTTCATTTCTCTTTTGCGTTCTCGTCTTGCTTTAATTAATTCCTCGTAAGTAATCCATGTTTTGCCTGTGTACTTAGGTGCTTTACATATCCAATTGAGTTTTATGTTTCTGTATTTATGTCTGAAAATCTTAGCTTTAAGTTTTGCTACTTCGGTTGGCATACCTTTAATGTCGATAACTTCAATCAGTTTGTCATCGAGATATAACGCGAAGTCTGCAATATATTCAATCTTTCGTTGTTTATCTAGTTTTGGTAATAATTCGAATTTCGGTTGTATTTCGATATGATCATAATTAGTGCCATTCATATTACTTTCTAAATATTGGTAATATTCACACTCTACTTTGCTATCAAATACAATTCCTTTGTACTCAACTTTCTTAGCATTGTATTTACTCATTGCGCCACCTCTAAATATCAAATATCGTTGCTTGTAAACCTAGCTCTTGCTCATATAGAAGTCCGTGAGCGCCTTTAAATCGTTTTAGGTCACTATCAGTCATAATTTTCTTTTCGTCGCTGAAATGGGCTCCTGTGAGCGAATAAACTTCATTCTCGTTATCTTCATGTTTGATGACCTTAATATCTTCCGTGCCATCTTCTCGGTATAAGTAATATTTTTCTTTCGGCATTTTTAACACTCCTTAATATTCGACGATTGCGGGTCTTTCTTCTTTTTCTTTCAACTTATCATCAATAAGTTTTTTAAGTTTCTCTTGGTCTCCGTTTGCAAAATCAATCATCTTTTGAGCATATACATCTCTACAATGTAATATTTCTTTTATATTTTGTTTTGTGATTACCACGCATCTCGCTCCCTGAAATCGTCTCCGATTACTCTTACTTTTCTTGCTCTTTTTTTCATTCTCGAATTTATACGTTGCCAGTTCATATTTTGATTTAGTTCTTTATCACTAAAGTTAGTTGTAAAGATGTTGTTTTTACCTACTCTGTTATCAACAATGCTGAAAAGTTTGTTTAAAGTGTGTTCTGTGTTCTCTACACCCATATCATCTAGTACAAGTAAATCAATATCGCTTAACAATCTGACTAACTCATCTGTAGTCTCAACTGCATTTTTGTTGTATGTTGCTTTGATACGATCCATTAACATTGGTATATGCATAAAAGCAACCGTATGTCCTTTAGCTTTAACTGCTTTTGCGATAGCGTATGCTAGGTGGCTTTTACCAGTTCCGTATGAACCTTGCAATATTAATGATTTCGGTTCTTTTGTAGAGAAGCCTTGTACATACTCTATTGCTGTTTGTTTAGCTTGTACTTGTTTTTCATTTTGTGGCTTATAGTTGTTAACTGTTGCATCTCTTAAAGACGGATTAACATTTGATTGATTGAAAATATAATCAAGTTTCTTTTGTTTATTCCTTTTGTATTCTTCATAAGCCAATCTTTGAATTTCACATTCGCAACCGTCTTTGTATTCATATCCATTTTCAAACTTATATAAGTCATATTGACGCCCACATTTATCGCAATTCTGTCTTAGTATTACTTCGATTGGTTGATACTTTTTTAAACTTTCGTTTATTTTTTCGTTGAATAACGGTTTCATAACATCCTCCTAGTCCCAATAACTTTCGTCGTACTTCATGCGTTCCAATTGATCTATGCCAGTTTCTTTAATCTCTTCGCTATAATCATTCATATAGCTTTCGTTAGTTAAGAACGTTTTAGGGTACTTTTGATATTGTTTGTCTGTAATAGTTTTTAAATACTCACGAGTACCTTGCATGATTTGTTCAAAAGAATGTTTCTTTAAGCATGATTTGAATTTAGTAAAAGATATTTTCTTATCTTTCTTCTTGTCGTAAAGTTTCCACCATTCCTCAAATTGCTCATGCGTAACGTCAGTTGCGCTATTATTAATTGTCTTATTGTTATTTGTATAATTGTTATTTGTAATACTGTTAATTGTAGTGGGCTGGTTGTCGAGCGATTGAATTTCAACCGATTGAATTTCGACCGGTCGAGAATCAACCCATCGAGGACTGTGGTAAATTGTGTATAAATTACTTCCATAGATATTACCGTTTTGTTTTCTGTCAACTTGTAAATACCCTGCTGTTTCTAACTCTTTTCTTGCTCTTTGATACCGTTGCTTACCTATGGCTAATTCATGCTTTATTAGATCTACACTTGGAAAAGCTGTTTCATCTACACCAGCATATGAAGATAAGTAACTGTACAACGCCTTTGCTTCAATACTTATCGTTGTGTCTTTCATCACTCGCTTAAAAACAAGACCGTAACCAGTAATGGAATTTTTGATTTTATCTTTAGACATTTAAAACTTCTCCAACCAACGTATTATGGAAATCTGTATATATACTTTCTAGTTCATTAATTATTTCTGAAATATCTCTATTATCGAGAGTTCCAATTTCTTTTTCGTAAGCGAGTAAATCAATGTTTATTTTATCCATCTCTTTTTCGATGTTTTTAAGAATATTTTTTAAATGTTCATTTCCAACTCTATTCTTTCTGCTACAATTACACTTTTGGCAAAGTACAGTTAAATTTGACATTTCATTTGTACCACCTTTTGAAATTGGTATTTTATGCTCTATTTGCAAACAATCTACACTATCGAAAATATTCGAACACATAACACACTTATAAATTCCTTGCGTTAATTCGTTTTTGATTTTTCTTTTTTTAGCACTGTTCCATTTCGGCTTGCTCATTGACACTCTTCCTCTCTAACATTTTCCGTAATTATTGAGTAGTAACTTGGTTGATCAGTCATATTGATTCTCCTTTCTGGTATAATTTTGTTATCGCTACTGCGTTAGATTGGGGGTGAATAAAATATGGAAAAACCTTATATGTTAACATATGATTTAAACTCACCCGGACAAAAATATGAGGAATTGAGAAATGTTATAAAAAAGGAAATTTCTAATGGTCATTGCAATTATTGGAAATCTTCATTTTTATTCCGTTCTTCTTTATCAACTTCAGAAATGATAGAAAAGTTGAAACCTTATCTCGATTCTGGAGATAAGCTGTTTGTTACAGAAATAGTCAATAACAAACAAGGGTGGTTAACAAAAGAACAATGGGATTTTATCAACCATAATATTTTTATTTAGGTTCTTTTATTGAATCTTTTGTTATATCAGGAAAACCTTTAGAATCCTCAGGGGTAAATTTTTTAATTTTTTTAGCGCTTCTAATCTCTTCCGCCAAGATGACGATTAGGAGTGCTATTTTTATTATTCTTAGTCTATTCATTCCTTTTTCTCTCCTTTCAGCATTTTATTGAGCCTCTCATCAACTTTTATCCACGAGTCATGCAAGTGGTATTTATCATCAAACGACTTAACGCCAATCGCATGTTGCTCGTTGTGATGTTCGCGACATAACGCTAATACATGTTTGTCATAGTGGTTCATTTTGTTTCTGTTCATGCCTCTGCCGACTGCTTCATAATGTGCCAGGTCTGCGTGAGGCTTTCCGCATATTACACAGTTGCGGTTGATTGTAGCCCAATATAATAACGCTTTATCTTCGCTTAACAACTTACTCGTTTCTACACTCATAGGTATTTGATGATGAAACATAAACGCTATAATCAGTTCTATTAACTCCCTTGCAACTTTCATAGAACAGTCGCGCAGACTGATTTCTTCATAACCTTTCATAATTTCCAATTCTGTTTGTAATAATTTTCTAGTTGATTCTACTGGTTCGCCCCAGTGAAGTTCTATATCTCTACACATTGCGAATATTTTTTTGCGTTGTTCTATAGATAGTTTTTTATTGTCCGGAACCTCTACTTCTGCTTTTAGTGGATATCCGTTTTCTAGTAAGTCAATGTGACTTTGTTCAAGTTCAACACCAGTAGCAACGACGGAATAAGTACCGTCATTGTCTTTCTGGTATCTTGTAATGTATTGCATTTAAACCACGTCCTAGAACGGTAAATCATCATCATTGATTTCTATTGGACCATTAGCATTAGCGAATGGGTTTGATTGTTGACTCATTGGCGTCTGTTTCCCATTTGCTTGCTGTTCTTTTTGTTTCATCTCATCAGTTTTAGGTTCTGGTTTATTAACTACTTCATCGTCTTTATTCCAAACTTTTACATATGAGAGTCTTACAAAATACTTGCCTTGTTCCTCGTTAAATTTATTTTTAAGTACAATAGTTCCGATTTTGTTAATTAATTGATCTGTGTCAAAAGTTAAATCTGGTAAGTTCAATTTAATTCCTAATCTACTAAGTAACTCGATATATTGTTTTTCTTGATAATCTTGTTGGAATGGTGGGACGAATTGGTTGTGTTTGTATTGTTTACCTTCGTTGTTTTCAAAAACAATCGTGAAGTATCTGTTTTCTCTGTCGTTAAACTCGACATTTGCAACTTTTACTGTAAATTCTCCAGCTCCTAAAAAGTCCCCACCTTTCATGAATGCCTCTTGATTAGTTTCTTGAATGTATTGTGTTCTACCAGTGATTTTCATAATTTTTATACCGTCCTTTTAATTAATTTTTAATTACCATTTCTAATTGCTTGTACAACATCGTTAATACTTGGATTAATGAAACGTTTGTTGTTAATTTTGATGTTGCTTGAGTGTCTTATCTTTGTCTCGAATAAATTTGATGGTTCAGCGTTAAGTACATATTGATAAGTTTTTTCGCCGTCTTGCTCATGTTCTTCTATTGTCATTCTTGCTAACACGTCAGATTGACTGATGACCGCTTTTTTTATTTGGTCTTGTGCCTCTATCGTGATTGTTGGATTGATAGTACTTCCCTCATCATCTTTGTCTTTGTTAATGCCCTCGTGCCCGCTTATAGCAAGATGAAATTGATAATGTTCTTGTAATTTAGAAATATAACGATAAATACTTACAATGCGTGTAGCACACTCGCCCCAATCATTAAATGTCGGTTTCTTTGATTTACCGTCCATGATGTCGTCCATAGTGATATCACTTAACTTTTGGATTGTTTCAATCACTACAACATCAATTTGTTTTCCGTTTTCTCTTAGTTGTTCAATAATTTTAGGCAGCATTTTAATCACTGCACTAAAATGCTTATAATTCTTAATCTGCACAACTGCCCCATCTTCTGTTACCGTTGTTCCGTCCTCATTTATATCTAGTACTAAGGCATTGTTATCTTTTGTTAAAAACGTAGTTTTACCAGTACCGAACTTGCCGTATATCGCAAATTTATAAAACTTGTTTGCATTTTGTTTGCTGATGTCTTTTACACCTAGTTGCGTTAAAATATCGACATCTTGATTAGTTTGTTCAGTCATGTTCTACCTCCTCGTACTCAATAGTTTCTGTCACTGTTTTCTTGATTGCTTTGTGATAATCCATATTGATACTCGCTTCTTCCATACCGTTAAACTCCCTAGCTCTATTTCTATTTGTGGAGTAACTAATATCTGAATTGTTATCAGTTGGTTTGTTAGTTATATAAATTGGCATATCCCTATGACGAATGATATAAGTTACAGTCTGCTTCATAGCGACCTCCTACCATTTCATGACTAAGTTAATTAGTCTGTCCTGTTCATCTGTGTTCTCTTCAATCCATTCGTTTATAACGTCGTGCATTGCATCCATTGCAATATATAGTTCGCTTAAATCTACGACATGAAATGATTTAAGTGGAACATTATTCATATCCTTAACTTGTATACTGATACCGTCATGTCTCTTCATCGCAGACACTTTAAATTCGAACCCGTTAAAGTTTATAATTTTATTTTTTATCTCACCCGCTTTGTAATACATTCTTTTAGTCCTCCTTGTATTCTTCGTACTCCTCTTCGCACTCCTCGTTATCTTCTTCGTTTTGTAATTCATAAATTTTGTTTTTCAGTTTTATATTTTCTTTTTCCAATTTTTCGTTTTTTCTTTCTTCCGCAAAATACTTACCTCTGTAAGTATCTTCTTCTTTATCTTTAACAGCCTTTATTTCAATAAGTTTTCTGTACTCGTTCAATGTGATTGTTACTGTCAATTCTTGATTTGCTACAAAATTATCTTCTTCATTTCTGTATCCTGAGAAATCTTTAGTGTAATAATGTTGTTCTGTTTTAATATTTTCAGCCATAGTTGACTACCTCCGTATATTTTGATTTAATTAAGTTGTATATTTTGATGAACACTTACTGTTACTTGTTGGCGCAAGTAGCAGTTTTTTATTCTTCATAAAAGTATTCTTTATAGAATATGAAAGTTGCAATACTTGCGAATCCCGCAATTGACCACGCTGTAGTGAAGTATAGAAACGGCATGAGTACAATCGCTAAGACTGTGAAGCATAGTACTGCTAATAGGTAGCTTTTATATGTGTCGCTCATTTAATATCCTCCTAATACCATTTTTTATGCTTTCTGATCAAATACTCTTCCAATTTAGAAATATTAATCAGAGTGCCTGTTGGTGAATAATCAATGTATAAATTTTCTACACCTAAATTATCTTTGCGGTAATATTTCAACCAGTTGTATACTGTACTTCTACATACTCCAAACAATTGATGGATTTGTGTAGGTGTTGCGTATAACTTTTTCACAAATTTTTCTTCGCCTCTATATGTGTTTTCTGGTGTTGGTGGTACTATGATTTTTGGCATTTCTATCTTTCCTTTCGTGTATAATGTTGTTATTTGCTAATAGTTTGTTCGGCGAACTTCAAAAGGCGACGAGCAGATTCAGTAGAATTTTCAGCATCTTTCGGTATGGTTAAAGATTTGTTGTTTAGATAGTCACTCAACGCCCTGCTACTAATCACAGGTTTTCTAGTGTGCTTCTCAATCTTCCAAACCTTCCACGTCACAACTGCCATTGTGATGAGGAGGGTTGTTTTACACAATTTGTTCACTGTGAATCCTCCTTAAAAAACAAACTTCTAAATCCTGATTTTTCATATCTACCGGGTCTGCCTTTTTCACTCTTTGCATAATGCTCTATGTTTATGTCGTAACCACCTTCGTAATTTCCGTTTCTAGTTACCCATAAAAATTTAACTACTCGTTTGCTCTTCAGCTCTCCACCTTTATAAATGACTAATGGAACGCTGTTTTCATCTTTCACTTTGATGACAATTAGATCTTTGTGTCTGATATTTTTGTTGAACTTTTTTAAAATCTCCCTCATCTCATGAATTTTTTTCAATATTAATTTCATTACTTTTTGAATGTTCATTTGTTACATCTCTTTTCGTGTATAATTTAGTTATCCACCTAAGGAGGTGTATATTATGAAAAACTACTATCACCTTTTGTCTTTCGATGACGATTTAGCTAATGATGCAGCCAACGATCTGTTAAAAGAAGGTTGGGATATCGTTCATGTTGGTACAAAATTAGTTAAAATTTTGGATAATGGACAAGCGTACTACAATACTGAATACGTTCTGGGCGGAACTAAAAATCAGTATGAAAAATATTTAGAAGATTGCCAGCAGTCCGAGTTAGATTATTTTTAACTTATGTTTTTCTGCGGTTATTAGCTAAATACTTTTGTTCTCTATCAATTAGGTAGAGAACTTTTTTAATTTCAGTGTAAGAAAACTTTTCTAGTTCAATACATTGATTAATTACAGACATTAAATTCTTTTGTTTATTATTTAAATTCTTCTTTTGGATTTTTAAAGAATAAAGTTCTTTCATATCTTCCATATTGTTTATGCTCCTTTCGTGTATAATGTTGTTAT